TGTGTTGACAGGAATAAAATCTCTTAGATAATTTTCCGAGCCTTCAAATAATTTTATTACACCTGTTTCCAATGCTTGATTTTCAAACTTATGATAGGGACTTGCTTGATCACCTTTGTGTTCTTCATGAGGTCCGTGAACATTAAAATATCGAAACCCTTGAACTTTGATGTTTTGAAATCTACCCTGAGATAAAAATGATTCTATATATCTGTCAAATAGATACTTACTCCATGCATATGGACTTAATGGACTTTTTGGAGCATCTTCTGCAAAGTTTGTTCCAAGTCCATAGACAGATGCAGAACTTGAGTATTGTAAATTTACTCCGTATTGTTCACACCGATTAATAACTACTCTGCTAAAATCATAATTTTGTTCAAGGACTTGCTCGACATCTGTTGCAGTAGTAGAAGAAATTGCACCGAGATGTATACACCAATCGTATCCTTCAAAATCAGGAAGAGGTTCTCCCCATTCAAACAAACCTAACTCGTGGTCTGTTCGAAGGGCATTGACTACATTTTGTCCAATAAATCCCTTGTATCCTGTCACAAGGATTTTCATCGTTGGCTATCTCCAGGCATTACTCGATAGTTGTCTTCAACGCTGTCTTCGGTGCTGACTTCAATAATAGTGCCTTCTTCTATACAATACAATTGGTGAGGTAATAGTGGTGGATTGTGCCATGTGTCACCTGCATTTAATGGAAGTTCGTTGATCTTTGCCGTTTGTGTATCAATAAATTTTACAATAAATTTTCCAGATAACACATACCATGTTTCATCTTTTTCACTATGAAAGTGCATACTAAATTTTGCATCAGTGGCAAACTGCATTAGTTTGCCGCAATACTTTTCGTTAGTTGCCCATATAAGTTCATGCCCCCAACCCTTTTCTACAAATCCCGATAATTGTGTCATTTATAATTCTCCACTTTCTGCTAATTTTAACATTAAACTATACTGTTCATATGCTTTCTTTACTGCTGGATATTTGTCCCGCAATGCTCTCTCACGTTCTTTCTGCTCCATTAGTGTTTCAAACATATGATAATGTCCTTGCTTTTTCATATTGTTAAAAACTTGTGCTTCAAAATCTGCAATACGTTCTAATTCACTTTGTGCAATCTCTACAGTGTATAACGGTTCTGTATCATTTACAACATCCACAAGCGAGACTTTATTAAAATCCATAGGATCTCTAAAATACGCCATATTGATTCTCTGATACCGATGTGCTCGTTTATTTGTATCAAGCACGTTAATACTGTGATGTTGGCAAAATTGTTTTATATTTTCTGTAGGCATTATTCAACTAACATTAACATAGCCATTGTGGCTTTCTTGTCGTCTTCTAAACATAGTAAAGTTTCAGAACTACGGGTTCGCATAATACGCCAACCTTCTCCGCCAATTTTATCATGAATATAATAGAGACGAGGCCCGACGTGCTTCATGCACCAGGCCTCAGCTTTACCGATACTTGTAACTTTAAACTCGATCATGTCCGTATTTTAATTGCAACATAGTATATATCTTTTCGTGTATGTCGAGAGTATTTTTATACACCATCCAATCTTTGTCAATATGATCGTGCCACATTTCTGAAGGTTGACTTTTAATCCAAGATGATATCTTTCCACTACATTTTACAGTATACCATTGAGCATGGTCAACCTTAGATTGATCAATTACACTGTAATATTCGCTAATGTCAAAGGTCTGATTCCACATCTGTGCCATTGTGCTTTTACCAATTTGACGACCACTCATTATAATTTTCATTTCTTTAGGATCATTTCCTGTTATTGTTGCCCATAACTCTTTTTGAAATCCATACATTATGCCCACCTTAATAAAAATAATGTTAAATTTTTAGGGTCTTTAAACATAAATGTGGTGTTTCCAAACATACTTTCAATAGCCCATATGTTTGGCTCCATGCCTTCCCAGGTGTCGATGCGGCCGCCTATCCACTTACCTTCGCCCACATAAGTGCGACACCATTCTTCCATTTCTAAATGTTGATGATATCGATCTTTTCCAAATGTAATCCAACTTACTGTATCGTTCATGACCATCGAAGTATAAACATTGTCATATCTTTTTCGTTAGCAAAACAAAATCTATATTTTTTAGGAGCATCTCTACCTGCCCAAAACATACACCATTGTCCGTTCCTGTAACCTATTGCTTCCCAGCGTTTGCCAAACTGTTGTTTACACCATTGACCTGCTGGTCTATGTTTATCGGAATCAACTAAGACCTCGTAGTCTAAATGTAAATTTATTACGACCATCGAAGTATAAACATTGTCATATCTTTTTCGTTTTTAAAAAAGAATTTTTTTTGATTTTCATACCACCGTGACCCACTTTTTCCGTAATGGTCGACGCACCATTCAATTGCAAGGTCAGTAGTGTTCTCGTATTTGTTCTTTTCAGTAACAGGCAAACTAACCCAATGGTATTCTCCAATCCAACCTTTGGCTTTACCAGTCTTCATCGGAGTGAGTTCTGGTTCCATCTGAACACCGTTAAAGATATTGGTATTAAACATTACGACCACCTTAATATAAACATTGTAGCATCTTTAGAGTTTTCAAACAACCAGGTTTTATTTCGACTCTTTACTTGTCCGTGACACTGACTTTGAACCCACTCTTTTATTTCGTGTGCCATTGACTCAGACATTCTTGGTCCAAAGTTAACTGTAACTCGTTCCCATCCAACTTCTGTTAATAAGTTAGCCATAACTCCCCAATCGATCTCTTCAGCAATTTCTTTCGCTGCTCGATTAAGCATTTCTTCTTCCAGTGTCATGAATATTTTAATGCAAATAAGGTTGCATGTTTATCTTGATAAAACATAAAATTTGTATGTTTAGGAAGTTCACCGACCATCTCATCCCACTTGCTTTGATTATATGCAAAGTCAAAATCTGTGCCTTGCAATAAACCTTCTTCTCGAAGTTTTCTAACAATGTCCATAATTTCTATAGGATCTTTATTGTAGATAGTAATTTTAGTCATCTAATAAAATTTCATCTACAATATCAGTGTCACCTGGGAATGTTGTTATATGATACTCCCTGTTACCTATCATATAACAACTAGTCCAACTGTGTTGATTGTTAGATGTCGAATATGGTTCAATCATTGCTAACAATAGTAAAGCATGTTCTCTTTCCTTGCCTTCAAGTGTTCGCCTAGGCGGACCCATAACATTACAAAGGAACTTTTTAAGTTCAACAGGATCTTTTACTAACTTATCTACAAAATTCTTAGTCATTCGATTCCTGTTTCTCGACAAATTTCTTGAATCATTATGGTATCTGCAGGATAGTCCTTGAATTTCTTAAGCCAAAATTTAACATCAAATACTGGAACAATCATGGCCAATTGTTCATCATTCATTTTGCTTATCATGGTCTTTCCTGAATTACAATTTAACACTAACCATGGACTAATCCTTCCGCCTAACATATCATGCACTGCTCGATTTAAACTAACATAGTTAAAGTAATGTGCAAAATTTGCATTATTCTCATCGCCCCAAGACATCATAGATTGTAATGTTCTTTGAACTGCGGCTTCTACTGGTTCTACTTTGAGCATGTCATAAAGATACTGCTCGTATAATTCATCTCTGCACCAATGGTCCAGTTTTACTCCGGACTTAATAACATAATCAACAAACTTGTCGGGGTATATGGGATTTACATTGTTAACAAAACTGCCAAATTTTACAAATGCATTGTAATATGCGCTGTTGCAAAATTCATCATATGTTTTAAGTTTTTTATTTTTCTGAGTAAGTTGATAAAATCTATTGTAAGTCATGTAACCAGCTTGAACACGCTTTTCATCTTTTTGTAAAGCACGTCTCTTTCTTTCACACATGTGAGCAACTAGAGTTTTTTCTTTCATAAAACTCTTGCTACAATGTTCACAGAGAAAAGGTTGTTCTTGCAAGTTGATCATTCGTATTCTTTTCTTTGTTTTTTATCAAATCCCATTTTGTCAAACAACTCATTAATGTCATCTTTATTCATCATCGACGCTAGTGTTTTAATATCTTCTAACTTCCTTGCGGGATAAATTTCTGCTAAAAGTTTTTCAATCTTATTAGCCTTACCTTTCTTGCCTGCGGCAAGATAAGGATGATACATACTCTGGCCAACACCAGTTGCTGCAAATAGTTTCCACAACAACGGTTTGTGATTTTTACTTAATATCCAATGATTTTTATTAACATACTCGTTGGTAGTTTCTAGAAACCATGCTTGTAAATCCTGATCGCCCTGGACATTACTTGTGTAACGCATGAGAATAAAAGGACTGAATGCTTTCTTTTCTTCATCAGTAAGACCATCATAGAATTCGTATTCTCTAGTGTCAACTGCTCGCAGTTCTCTTTTTATATCAAGTTTTGCTGTTGCCATCTTTTATTAACCTATACATCATTATAAGGTGATCTACGGACTTTTGCAAGGCAGGATTGTCCTTAGCTGTGTGTCTAATATCAAGCCATTCTTGTGTAAGTAGTGTTTCCTTCATTTCGGCTGTTTTCGCCGGGCTTACATAATGTAGTTTCTTATTTTTACTACCCATCTCTCTTACATAAACTGTTTGGCCGCCATCGGGGCTTTCATAAATTTGAGGCATATTTTACCAACATCTTGTGTAATCAACAATTTCACTTTGACGACTAACTTCCTTGACAAAGTATGAACACACTGGCTTGTCACCTGCATGTAATGGAGTTGTTAGTAGTTGTCCTGCTTTCATCTTAGGAAAATACCATTTAACATCTTGATAGATGTCAATGATATCAATCTCATGAAATTCTGGTCTAAAACTACTCAGTGGGTTAAAACAGAATGTCTTAAATCCTCGATCATTTAGGCTTGTTAGCGGCAGCACTTCCATATCCGGACCTTCTGGGTCACCTACAATGGTGCACCAATCTAGTGGCATTGTTAGTTCATGTGGACCAATTTTTAATACTGCGGCGGGTCCTGTAAAACTTTCTAAGAAAATTAATGGAATAAAAAAGTAGTCAGGGTTTTGATTGTCACTGTTATCGAGCACAGAGAATCTAAGATCGTCATTGACTTCTTCTGGTAGTTCGTTAAGGTAGAACGTTTTGTTTTCTAAGGTTAAGATTTGCATTATTTGTTATATTTCACTTTTTGAATTTCGAACGGATACTTAGCTTCTTTATAAAACTTCTTCCGTTGTGTAAGGTGTCTCTTTGCATATTTCGTGCTTGCAGTGATATCCCAGATTTGGACAAAGTCCTTGTCGTCTGCTTTTCTAATGCCTCGCCCAATACTTTGTATAACTCTTGTAAAGCTCTTTCCGGACTCAAGAAGAACCAAATTAAAAATACGAGGAATATTAATACCCACAGCGGCCACACCGTAAGTCGCCACAATAATCTTATTAGTAGAAGTTTTAATTTCATCATATTCTGCTTTTCTATCTTTAGTTTTTACCCTGCCCGAAACGAATGCAACATCGGGTTCTTCTGATAATGCGCCAAACAAATCACTAAGGTGTGCTTGTAAAAATTCACCGCACTCAATTCTATCGACTAGGACAAGGGTGTTACCTGAATTACTAATTTCCTTAATTAGATTAGAGATCCAGGTCATTCTATCTTTGTCAGTAACTAAGAATTTTAGTTCTTCTGCGTAACTGCCAAACTCTTTCCATTCAGCGGTTTGCACTACATTAACATGACATTGTGCTAACACGCCCTTGTCTTGCAATTCGTGAGCAGCTACGCGATGCACCACTTCTCCTAGGCTTGCACGTATACTTTGAAACTCAAAATCTTCTTTTGGCACAGTCCCCGTTAGCCCCCAACGAATACAGGCGTTGGCTAAGTTCTGTGTTAATAATTTTTTAAGAACTTCTGCTTTGGCCATATGAACTTCGTCAACCATGACACATTGCACTCCATCTAAGAATTGAGCAAGAGTTAAAATTTCGTCGTCATCGTGTGATTTTTTTTCTAAAATATTCAAACTTTGCCAAGTGCAGACAGTATGTGTTTTGCCAATATCTTTTCTGTCTCCGTAGTAAACTCCAACGTCAAGGCCGCAGTTAATAAAGTCTTCTTCTGTTTGTTCAACAAGACTTTTATTCGGAACAATAGTGATTGTTCTACCATATTTTTCACAGATTTTTGCCAAAGTTGCAGTGGTAATAGTCTTACCAAACCCTGTTGCAATTTCTTGTATACATTGAGGATTTTCTAAAAACTTATTAATAACTTCAACTTGATCATCACGAAGTCGAATTGGGTGGCCTGCAAACCGATGCCCTACAGGCCAGCATTTTTCACCCCAAAAATCCTCAGAAATTTGGTCAAATTGCAGGGCTGTTGGATTTCTTTGATCTTCTAATTGTATGTGATAATTTTTAGATTCGAGATATGCTAACACCTGAGGTAGCATTGACAAGTATGTTGTTCCGCCAAGTCCAAAGAATGATATAGTGCCGTCCCATCGGCCTAATTTATAGGCCGGGCGATACCGTGCGGTAGGGTCTTCATACTTGAATTTCTTGACCAATGCCTTACGAGCATCAAGATCTAAATTTTCAATCTTAACATTGACTTCGTCTTTAATTATGATTTTACATGAAGGCAAAATTGACATCCCTTTGAGATTTTTTCTCCATGATATGGATTACATTTTCATGGTGTTTGATAAATTCTCTAATCGTATAATGCACACTATAAAAATTAAAGTTTACAATACAATTAAATTTAATACTAGGGTCTATAATAGTTTTGGGTATCTTGCTACTGATAATCACAGCCTTAGTGTTGTTATTGACCGGATTGTTCAATGACAAATCTTTTACAAATGTGTTAAAGATTTCTCCAGTTTCTTTGGGCAATCGGAATAAAATGCTAATTTCTGAATTAGTAACACCGATTGAGTTTAATAGATCGATACTGAGTTTAGTTTTTTCAAGTTCACTGCCCCCTGGTATAATAAAAATTGCAGGGCTCAGATTTCTTACAATCTCTTTAATGTCATTTATGGAATTTTCTTCAAGATTTAGCGGAAATGGGTCCTGAGGTGGCGTATCCAAGAAAGCCATAATCGAATTGTTGACCTGTTGCTCGGCAAGATATGAAGATACGCTTTCATCCCAAGTATGAATACCTAATTTTCTTGCAATGAACAATGACTCAACTACTGACTCAGTTTCGAGTGGGGCAATTTTTGGAATAAAATTGATAAATTTTGGAATTTTTTCTCTATATGAAACCATTGGAACATATTTTTCTAGATTTTTCTCAATTTCTCTAACCTGTGCCAAATACTCATGGAACTCGTCATCGGCCTGGAAGTCATCACTGGTAATAAAATTACCAAGAAGTTGTATGGCTCGCTCGTGCAATGAAAAAATCCATGCTTTTTCATCCTTATCCCATCCAGCATGTGGTAAATTTGTTCGTGCTTTACGAATTTGTTCAACAAGGTGTTCGTTGAATGGGAATTCAACTTTGATTGCCTTAATGAAAACTTCATGAGGCACAATGCTGATTCGTTTGAGTGAACTCACTGTTCTTTTTCCAAGTCTAAATATTGGATTTATTAAAAACGGGCCCGCATCTTTACCTAACGCATCGTTTATTTTTGGTAAATGTCTGTTTAGGATTTTAATTGCAAGGCCACACTGCTTTTCAGTGAATCCAGATCCTCTAGAAATTTGATCGTAGAAGCTCCAAACAATTTTAGAGTCAAATGGATTCATTTGGCAGCGAGTAGCTAACAGAATGATTAGGTCTTCGATGTTCATCTTAATATTATATACTAAAAAAACAAGAAAATCAAGTTATTTTTGTTAAAGAGAAATGTCATCTAGTCCGGCTGCTCGGAGTTTGATAATATTGCTAAGTTGCCACTGTTTAATGTCCAGTCCTTTGATAATGCCCAACCATTGATTCCTCAACATGGCAAATTCATTGATAATTTTTTCCATGTCGACTACATCTGCTTCTCCATCGACATATTTTTCAACATCTCGACTGCTTAGTGCTCTTTGATAACTCTCTAGATATTTTTTGAAGGCTTTGCTTCGAATGCGTCTTAGTTCAATATTTAAATATTCAAGAACTGCTTCAATTTCCTGTAACTGATTAAACCGTTGTTCAACAATCCCAGGTAAAGAAGCCGAAGCTTTCTCTACTTTTCCGTAGATCTTAACTTCGGCTCTTGCACTATCTAGTTCTTTATAAAAGTATTCTATGCAGTCTGGTAAATGTGAAATGTCTTTACTAACTTTAGAATACCAAGACATTAATAGTCCTCGTCTTCTTCGTTATATCGATCATCATCCTCGTCAACGCCTCCGTCATCTCGGAATTCAGCCAAAATAACTTCAATGGCAGCGTCAAGATGTGGATCATATCCTAAAAGACCTTCGAGTGCTTCTGCATCAACATCTTTGTTTACTAGAAAGTCAACAAATTGTGCAGCCGCCGTATCGCGACCTTTTTCAGGAATGTGATCTCTAAATGTATCCCAAATTTCAAAGATTAATTGTTCTTCCATTATGCTTCCTCGATATCTTCTGATACTACTACCTCGGGAGTTACTCCACCGTTCTTGGAAATATCTTCCATCATGATTGATAGTCCTTCTTTTTCATTACGATCCCAGGCTTTGCGGAATTGTTTAATTGTTTCACCATCAGTAGTTGTGTAAACAAGACTGTTGCCTTCTTTCTTTAACATACCCTTGGCCTCAAACAAATCAACTAATCCACTGAATGGACTCATGCCCGTTGTGTAGGGAATCTCAACTTGAACTGATTCAAACGGCTTTGCATAGCGAGTTTTCATAATCTTACAGGCTGCACGGATACCGTTAACAGTTGTAGTCTTATTACCATCAGCGTCAGTTTTCAGTTTGAGTTTCTTCATAGCAACTACAATAGAACTTGCATACACAAATCCTTGTCCGCCACTAATCTTGTCATCTGGATCAAACATATCCTGTGATGCATATGTGTGATTTGTGCAAACCATACCTACATTCCACGAACCAAACATGTTGACACAGTTACGAACAAGTGATGTAAGTGCTTTAGGTTTACGACCCATATCGCCCTTCATCTCACCTGCTTCGAACTGATTAACGTCAGTAGGCGTTAACAACATACCCAACGAGTCGATTACAAATAATACCTTTGGACGAATATCTTCGGGCATTACTTTATACTCTTTCATGAATTCACTAATGGTTTTTGCCACATCGTCAATCATAGCCATGTTGAGTTTTAGAAGTTTATCTTCACCCGTATCGACACCTAAATCAAGCAACCACTTTTCATCAAGTGCATTTTCACTGTCAACTAAGACAACAAATATACCTTGTTCTTGTGCCGCTTTAATAATATTACCAGAGCAGATGTATGATTTACCTGCACCAGATTCGCCTGCAAAAACTGTTACTTTTCCCAAAGGGACTCCCTTGTAGAAGTCCCCTGAGATAAGATAGTTTAGGGCGTAGTTACCGGTTGAAATCCAATCGGTCGGGTCGTTAAACCCAATTCCCAAGCCGTCAATACTTTTCGTAATAGACTTGCGGAACTTCGAAATATCGAAAGCCTTTCCCATAGTCTATTACTCCTTAGTCTTTCTGACGGTTACGAATCATCGCAATAATGTCGGCTGCACGGCTAGATGCTTCACCACCTGCGCTCTCAGCTTTTGCGGCTGGAGGAGTGAATGATTTCTCTGCTGTTGCAACTTCTTCTTCCCACGGTGGAGTTTCTTCAGCGGCAGGTGCTGCCACTGGTGCTGGACGAGCTGCCGGTGCTGCCGCTGGTCTAGCCGCTCCACCTTCTGCATTATCACGGCCGCCGTAGCCCTTTGGCTTAAAGTATTGACCCCAACGATCCATGTCAAATGCTTCGCCGTCTACTGACGCTTCAAACATTTCTTTCATAACCTTGAGTTCAACTTCACCTGGCTTTTTAGGCAAGAAACTCTTCAAATCGTGAAGACCGTGTTGCTTAATTGCCGCATTTTCTTCTTCGCTTAGAGCACGTTCACGACGAGCCCAAGTTGAAGTAGAGTAGTCAGCATAACCACCTTTCGATGTTTTTGCAATCTTGAAATCCAATCCACGGACATAGTCTGTTGGCAATTCTTCAATTTCACTATCCATCAGTGCGTTCTTAACAATGTTAAAAATCTGGCTACCAATGATGAATCGACGAATTGAATTCTCGGGAGTTTTATCTTCCTTGTATTTGCTGTCAACAACAAATCCTTGAAACAGATAGCTCTTTTTCTTCCAATATTTACGACCCATATCTTCTAGGCTCTTGTCTTTAAACCAAGGACGAACCTCAGTAAGAATAGGACAAGTTTCACCCCACATTTCCATACATGGGACTTGCACAGTCACTGGCTTGGAATTGGTCTCACCTTTAACACCGGCGAAGGGCAAATTGATCATTGCACGTTCGATCCAGAAAAAAGTGTTGTTTGGGTCTGCGTCAGGAAGGAACCGAACTGTTGCTGTTGCACCTTCTGAGATATTCCAGTGTGGGTAAATTGCGTTGTCGCCTCCACCTTGATTACCACCGGAGTTTTGTGCGCTTTGTTGAAGTTTAGCGCGAATTTCTGCTAATGTTGCCATAATGTTTTTCCTTAATGTTGATTTATTATGCCTCTTCTTTAAAGCCTACTGACTAAAAAGAAAAACTGTGCATAGAGTTAACTATACACAGTTTTATTTAGTAACGCAACCTAAAAGGCTGCTAAAATATGGGTTATTTTGCCAATTATTTTCTGTGGTTTGCTAATCTCATAATTGATGAAAGTTCTTCACTCATGCCCAGTTCTGCTTTCTTACGGGCTAATCCTGCTGAGCTTGTTGGACTATTGGTTTTTTCTTTTTCTAAATCTTTGGTAGACATTTTCCAATCACCGCCTTGCTCTTTGCGCTTGTATGCCGGAACTTGGCTCTTGTCTACACCCTCGCGTTCCATGCGAGCATCATGGTCGTTTCTCATTCGTTCTTTTTTCTGTGCCAATGCGTCTAATTGAGATTGGGCAGCTTTGTCGCCACTGGCTGCTTTATCTTTTAAATGTTTTTCGTGTGACGCTTCTAACCCACGGCGGTGTTCTGCACCGACACTATTGGGATTATATGCTTCTTCTTGGGATCCGATGCCTTCAACTTTTGCCTTAACGTTGCCTAGTAGTTCTTTTAAACGAGCAAGTCCGTCATCTCCATTTACAGGTGTGCCATGACGTTGTTGCCATTCTTGTGTTAGTTTATTCATAAATTGTTCTGCCATTTGGGCCGCCTGCTCGCCAGCTTCTTCTCCAAATTTTTCTGCAATTTGTTTCTTCACGTCGAGTGTGATACCTTCGCCGCCGCGGAATGGACCAACTTCTGGATTGTCACGATTGTAAAAACTCTTAACAATCTTGGCAACTTCTTGCACCATATTACCTTCTTTGCCTTCTGCTACAGGAGGCTGTTCAACTGGCGCAGCCGGAGCAGGTGCAGCAGGTTGAGCTTCTGGTTCGTTTGTTCCGCTTAATCCTAATGCAACAAGAAGTTCTGGGTAACTTTCTTGTGCCCACATCTTTAATACTTCAAGTGGGTCTGCTGTTGGATCTAGGTCGGCAGCACTCTTTAGTTTGCTTTCTAAGTCACTATCTTCTAAACCAAGGCCACTAAAGAACTGCCATGCAGTTTGACCGTCTGGTCCAAGTTCTAATTCGCCATTGGGTAATTCATTTAACGATTGTTTTAATAATTCAATTTGATCGTCTGTAAGTTTGCCTTGTTCTACTGCTTCTGCCCATTCTGTAAAAGCATTAAATGCATCTTCTTTTACATCTTCTTCAGTTTCACACGCACATGGATCTTTATGACATTTAGAGCATGTTGCTTCGTTAACATAGTCTTCTAAGTCAATTTTATTTGTTTCTTGCATGATACTATGTATCAATGGAAAATAATTTGCAAGTTCTTCTTTAAAATTAGATTGTGTGAAAGTTTGTTTATAAGTTTCCATAGTTACATCATCTAGTTCGCCTAGGACTGCATCGTCTGGTTCTTGTAATTCTGCTACCCATGATTCGTAATGGTGACGCTTACTTAGTGCTTCAATTTGTGCTTTAAGTTCTTGTAGTCGGCCTACGGCCCTTTCTGTAATGCCTAAAGCGTCATCATGCAACTGTGTGTGTTGAACTTGTCTTTGAAATTCTTGTAACTGAGCAATTTGCTCACTCATACGCATAATAGCTTTACCTGCCGAGTCATGCGGAATGCCGCCGTGGTCGACGTGTTGTGCCATAGCAAACGCACCGGCCGGGTGAATGAACGGATATTTGAAACGCTCACCATCAGCATTTTGAATAAAGATTGCTCTAATATTTTTTCGTTGACTGCGAGCGCCCGGAAACATTTCGTCTACTGCTTTATGGTGTCTAACAATAACTTCGGTTGCACCTTTAACTGCGCGGCTGGTTTTCTTAGAACTTTTTTGGTTCCAACGTGATTCGTTCATATTCATAGTAGGTTCTTCTTCCTTGGGGGCTTGCGTGGCAGCAAGATGTTGAAAATCATTTCTGTCAAGATTTGTCTTAGCAATATCGCGTGTGTCAAATCTTAATAATCTACGCATAGCAAACATACGCATTTCTTTTAAAAATTTATACCACATCTGTTTGCTAGGGTCGTCTTGATTTTCAGTAATACCTTGGCTGTAATAGATTTTTAGACTGCCCAGGTCGTTTAGACTAATACTTACGCGACCTAAGTTTACTCCTTCGTTAACGAAGTCAAAATCAAAGAATCGTGCGTCTGTAGGGTCAATAGTCACTGCGCCTGTTTCGTCGCCCATTTCCAAATTTTGAAAACGGCTGCGAACTTTGTCAAACAGATCTTGTGAAATTATTTGTATAGCTTTCATATTTGTTATTTATTAATAATTGCTGATGTAGATGGGCATGGGCATGACAAATTCGTCCTCACGCTCTTCCCGCATTTTGTCATAAATCGCCGGATCCCACTCTTGTAGCATCATTGCCATGCGTATTGCCAGCAACATACTACTAACTAAATCGTCATGTTGTCCTACTTTTGCTTCAAAACTAACACCTTTAGCAATATATGTTTTAAGTTCGCTAATTAAGGGCTTAGAATTAACACCTAATCGGTTGCTTTCTAACAAATGCTTTAATTTGGCGCAGGCATTGATCTTGCTAGAGTTAGTGGTGTTAAATCCCTTACGGAATCTACGAACATGTCCTTTTTTAATAGGTTCGCTTAGGAATAGTCCCGGAATACTTTCTTCACCAATTTCTTCAATTGCAACTAATGCAGCTTCACCAATACTATTATTTTCAACGCTATAATAAAGGCTAGACTGGACTCCTTTTGCAGAGCACTCATCATTAATGTAATTGCACAGGTCTCTTAAAATACGCACCTGTCCTTGAATAGTAGTTAAATTATGTTGCCACTCTGCTACTTGCTCAAAACTAGGAATTTCTAAAATCTGTATTGCAGCAGGATCGCCACCGGTGCCTAAGCTAGGATCTAATGCAATAAGATAAGTGTGCATTGGATTAATTTTTTTATACCATCGTGCTTGCCCCATCTTCATTATGGGTTCTTTGCCTTCTATAGTTGCCAGCTTAATACTGTTAATAAGTGTTTCGTCAAATACTAAAAATTCACAATCGTGTTCACGACGGAATCGTTCTTCTCCAATTCGACTGCGTTCTTCATTTGCCCAGTTCTCGTCGCGATCCGGATGTTCATTCCAGTATGCTCTAAACGGAAAGAAACCATTCCGTCCTAGAACTTGTTCGTTTCCAAATTCGTCAAATTTAAAGTTTGCTTCTTTCCAAATTCGTGCAAATTGATCTTCGTCACTGTTAGGAGTAGATGTAATAATTGCTTTACCACCCGTTGCCAGTGTGGGCGAAATAGAAGTCCAGAATTCTGTGGCAATGTTAGGTTCAACGAATGCAAACTCGTCAGCGTATAGTAATGACAGTGACAAACCTCGACCAGTTGTTTCAGTTGTTGTCTGTGCAATAATACGTGAACCGTTGTCAAACTCTATACTTTGTTTGTTGTAACTCTTTACACCACAGCGTATGTGATCCGGGCAAAGTTCGTATGCATAACGAATACGTGACATAATTTCCTGAGCACCTGTAAACTTGTGTGCAGCCACTAGAATAGTTGCGTCAGGAATAAACATAGCATACCATAATAGATATCCTGCCGCAGTAGTTGTTTTACCTGTTTGTCGAGGTAATAAGTTTACGTTGAAGCGATTTCCGTGATAACTATCGATTAATCTTTTTTGATAATCAAACGGCTCATACTGTAACTTACCTTTTGTTGGATGTTGAATGTAGAAAAAATGATCAAGAAAATAATGCGGTCCATTAATAGGATCTGTGCAGTGCATTAGATCTTCAATATCTTTCTCAGTATACTTCTGCTGACTGTATGCAGTTTTTACTAGTTTATTATCAGTATATGCCATAATCTTATTTACTGAAAAAAATAGCCTCCGAAGAGGCTATTTGGTAAAGGTAAAACTTATCAGTTTTCGCCGACAAACCTTTTGTATTGTGCAAATAAATCTGTTACTGCTTCGTTCATATCTGCGTATGCTTTTGGACTTGTTCCGTCCATTCTATCGCCTTGCCCTGGCTGATTCTCTTGGTGAGCATGAGCGTTTGCATCAAACTCATCTTTGTCAGTTGGATCAGAGGGAGTATTGTCATACTCGTCAACTGGTTGTTTCTTTTCCATATCGTGATCATCCATATCGTGATCACCATCATTATCTAGGTCGCCGTGTGACTTGCTAACATCGTCGCCACCTTTGTCGTCTATTGGATTTAATTTGTCAATAACACTACGCATAGTATCAGTTGCTGACGGTGCACCTGCTGGCTCTAATACTCCCGCTGCCGGAGGTGTGTTGTCTAGTGCAGGCGCTGCTGACACTGGGCTAGCAGATTTTTGTCCTGCTAATGTCATGATAGTTGTTAGCATATCGCTAAGTTCTTCTCCGCTACCTGCAGACATATTGATACTTGCAGGATGGCTGGGACGCTCTGGCGGCATGGACATCATACCCATTTCTGGCATCATACCACACTCATCTACTTGTGCGTTTTCTTTAATCACATTTGGATTTTGAGCATCCAATTCTGCTAAACGCTTTAAAACATCGATCATATACATAATTATTTCCTTGGGTCTTGTGCTTGTTGTAGCACCCCTTTGGTGCCAGTTGGACTGTCTGTATTAAACTTCGCAGCACCTTGTGATGGGATCTCTTCTCCGCGTTCTTTACGCTGAAGTTTTAATACATCATTTAATTCTTTTATAAATCCAGTGTTATATTTGTCACCATAGTAATCTTCAAATTGAGGATTACCTGCTTCTTTATAGTCAGGATCAAGTAATAATGCTCCTTCTCTTTCTTCAGCTGGTGTTTGATAATCTTCACTAGGTTCACCTGGTCGGCGAACTACGAGATTTTGTTTGTTAATGCCTAACTCGGATGTTAGATATTCAGTTAGTTCAAATTGTGTTGTTGGAAAATCTAATGTAATTTCGTAGATGTTTACTTCGCAATTTTTAACTTGAGGAAAGTCTAATGGCACTGCTTGAATTGGTGTTTTTGATTTTTTAAATCCAGTTAGGGTATTTTCGTTAGTAAAACGCCCTAATACACGCTTCATTGTATCTTCTTGCTCGGCAGATACATCTCCTGCAATTTTAATGCGGAAGTCGTATTGCTTCTTAGATTCTGTTAGGTATTCGGTGAATGATTTCATGATGATTTATTTATTCAGATTTTTAAGTTTTTCAAGAATGCTATTACGGTCTGTGAGTATATACCCTTCGCCTTCTACAGTATTTCCGTCGCCTTCACCGTGTTTTTTGTCTATGGCTAGCTTTTTAAGCTGTAGATCAACCATCTTTAGCTTCTTATCAATTTTGTTAGTTTTAGCTGTAATGGCAGCATTCATCATCTGTGCGGCTACTTCAAACATACGTGACCCATAACGTGCTTCTACATTCATGCCCAAGTCCATTAGGTCATCGTAGGCTTTTTCAGCTTTGTCTGCGAGCGCATCTAATTCTTTATCGCTAATATCACCTAGGCCTTTTACACGGGGTAATGCAGCGGCAATTTTATCAAATTCTTCTAACTTAGCTTCTAGATCTATCGTAGGAACAGGTGTGGCATCTGCCGTCGTTACATTGATAACAGGCTCGGGTAGTTCTATGTTCAATAATTCTTCTAGTCTTTTTGTCATATTCTTACTTATCGCTTTTTACTAGGATTATGAAAAATATCAGTTTCATTCATAATTCTAAAATATATTCCCTGCTGTTTACACCACTGAGCCGCAGCGGCCCACTTTGCCATATTTTTTACATACTGTGCCTGGTCGTAGGGATTTTTTCCAACTTTTTCTCTAAGTGTTTGTTTTGCAGGTTTAATTTCCCAAAGTTCGGCGTGTTTTTTTTGATTCTTATCTACGTATACCACAAGAAAATCTGGAACATATACAGTGTGCTTACCTGTCAGCGGGTCACGGTATGGAATTTTTACAGGCTCACTTGACCATTGTTGGATTGCTGGGTTATTGTCACAAAAATTCATAACTGTAAACTCCCAGGAACTTCTGTATGTTGGAGCCCTATTTCCAACATATTTTTCAGCATTTTTAATTTTATAAATGCCCTGACTAAATTTTAAACTCATACTAAAATATTTCTAGCAACTTCTGCATTAGTTTGAAATGTTTGTGCATAGCCTAGGCTGCTGGTTTTGACCCTATTGTAGTTTAACAGTTCTGCAACAAGTCCCGAAATCTCTACATCATTTAGACCTTTTAATGTATCTAATATTTGCATGGGATTATAACCATCTTGCTTCGACTGTTTAATAATAATGATTGAAATAGATTCTGCCGACGACTCGTCAAATCCTCTATTAGTAAAATATCCCTTCATTGCAGATAAAACTGTGCTGTCAATTTCTACGGGGCTTGAGTAATATGTATCAAATGATTGAACAGTTGACGACTTAGCTGATGGTGCTAATGGTAGATTTGAAAACATGATTATCTTCCTTTAGGAAATATTAATGCGGCAGGGTTAGCTCTAATTTTGCCGTCTACACTGGTGTTTAATCCTTTAAAGATGTTTATTCCGACACCACCTGGCAAATTAAAAATACCCGGCTGGCCTTGTGTCGACGGTGGTTCTGAATATTTTCCTGATCCACTCCCCAGTGCACCTAACACGCCAGACGCTACATTATAACCGACTGGACCGGCCTTGCCTAGTCCATTTTTATTAAGATAATTTTTAGCTACAATTGCAGCAATATCGAGTAACGGGTTACTGCTTTGATATGTTCCGCCTGATCTACCATAAACTCTAGACTTTCCAGGTTGATCAAAACTGCTGGCTGCTCTAGTATATGATGCTTCATTTTGAGTATTGCCGCCTATTGCCAACGGACTAGGAGTATTGTCATAATAAACTGGAATCCAATTTTCAGGTTGTTGTCCAGGAACAATTGTGCCTTCTTCATAATAGACATTTTCATACGCAACGGTCATTTTGTTTTGCAACACTTTAGCACTTTCTGACTGGTTCACGCTGTCGTGTGCCCACTCTGTTATCTTTGGATTAACTAATGTGTATTTTGTAAACTGTCCCTGATTTAATACAAATATATCGATTGATTCTAAAAATGGTTGAAATGCTTTATTATCATAAAATCCGTAAGTGTAGTCAGTAATTCCGTATTTTGTATCTTTAAATGCAATGTCAGATCTATTGCTATCTGCTACATGGTGTTTATAATATGCTTTCCACAATCGATGTGTGATGTTGCTGTTGTCATCGTGTAATTCAATTGCAATAGGCTGGTAATTTAGTTTAGTATGAGCAAGTGTTTTTCTATTGTATTGATTTAGTGTTTCAGTTGCAATAGAAAATCTAGGAAGATCGGCTCTCTTTGCAAGAAGTCCAATGTCACGCAAATCTCTGTTGGTCCATCCTGGTTCTACTTCAAGTGCTAACGTAGAATTGATGTTTATCTGAACAAAGTAAATGAATCCAAACTTAGGAGCACGGGCATAGGTATCGTTAACATACAACCTATTACCGTGCTGGTAATCTCGCAGGACAGTATTCCCAGTTGAGGACAGAAAATTATTAAAGGCATTACTCATATGAATATTTAGTCAAAGAAAAAGCCCGGAAATTCCGGGCTTGATTATAGTCAATAAAACTATTAACCTGTAGCTAAGCCTTGAGCGCCTGCTGGTCTTACAACACGACCTACTTCTATACCAATACCACTTGCTGCTCCGCCTGGGGCTTCTAGTTGAATTGCATTATCGTAAGTGATAGTTAGTGCAATATCCATTGGATCGTTGCTGGTATAATCACCACCTTGGTATGTTGCTTGTTTGATAAAGCAACCTAAGAATTCGAAACTTTCCAATGTAACTGGCTCAAACGCACCGTTGCCACCATCTAAAATTTCTACACGCATTCTGAATTTATAATCAATACCAGATGCTGCGCCTGATTGTTCAAAGAAATCAAACTGTTTCTGTAGTTGTTCACCGACCTTGCGGCTAACAACACCGGATGCATCATCTCTTAGTGTTAGTTTTGAATCAGCAAAATTGTGTCGTCCTAGTAATTTAACAGTGCTGTTATATACAGACAACTTTACTTCTTCAAAACTAACTTCTGGACGAGTTACGTTCATAACTTGTTTAGTTAATTCAGTAGAAGGAGTTCCTGCAACACCGAAGTTATCTAAAGTAACGCGAAAGCGATACTTTAGTTTTGGCATCAACAGACCTTGTGTGGACGCTGCTTGGGTCGCACTCAATGGAACTGTGAATCTGTTTAAACTTGCAATTGGCATATAAATGCTCCTTATTCTTTATTATTTACCTATTATAGTCCAGCTGCAATATCACCAGTATTTTTCAATCTTAGTGGGATATAGATAAACTCTACAGCCTTAACTGGTTCAATAGCAATGTCCATGTATAGTTCGCTACGATCAATACGTGCAGGTGTGTTATTTGTTTCGTCGCACACTACAATAAAGTCATATAGAGCACGTTGGCCTACTAATTCTAACATTAGGCTCTCTGCCGCTGCTTTAATTTCTCTACGTGTCTGAGCATCGTTAGGTTCAAACAAGAATGGTCTTGCAAGAACATCTAGTTGTTTACGTAGGTAGCAAACTAAACGTGCAACGTTGATACGATCTAAACTGCTGGCATTTCTAGCACGAGTGCGTTGACCATAGGCCAGCACGCCAACGCCTGTTAGGGTAGCAATTGGATTAATTTTTACATCGTCGAGCACATCGCGTAGTCCCTGATGTAATGCAACAGTAGCAAACTCACCTTCGCTTGTAATATAACCTACGCTACTTACGTTGTCTACACCACCACGACGTGTTCCTGCTGGAGCAAACCATTGATAGCTCTTGTTATCGCTATTAATAAATGTGCGTAGCATCATGTGGCTTGGAGGAACAACAATCGGATTACCAGTGTTGTCATTTGTATAACCACTTGGGTAATACATAGCCATATACTCGTCGAAGCTTGTTGCGCCAGCATCTCCGTTGTCTACTGCAAGGGCTGTATTATTACCCCATGCAGTTAACGCGGTGCCAGTTGGCTGTAAGCGGAATGGTGTATCACCAATAACAAATGCAGTGATTCCTCTGTCAGTGTTGAAGCTTATCATATTTTGAATTGCTTCTGGATAACCAGGAGAAACAATAATGTTAAAGTTCAATGTGTCAGTATCTCTAATAGATGTGTTAGTATCAATAGTTGCTTTTAATGATTCAACTACCTGTTTTCTTTGAGCGTGTCTACCAAACACGCCAGATCCGTTTTCGTTAACATTGTTTTGACTTACCCAACGATCTGCTTCATATCCAGACATAGCCTGGCCGCCGGTAGAACTTGGATCGAAACGAATATTTAAACCGTCATTTGCAGTCTTGTTGATATGGCCAACAATGTATTTCTTAACGTTAAATCCAGAACGACGAGTGTTCCATAGGCGCATACCTTTTGGATACAATGCTGGATCTGGAGCATCTGGGTCTAGGTAATTACTGCTTAATAAGTCAACAATAGAGCTTGCTTCTAATGTGCTACCGGCAGTTGCCCAGCGAGCATCTGCAAATAACCAACCGTCCGGTGTAGACTGATCTGTAACGTCTTGTAAAACCCAACGTTGACCAGT